GTGAGTCAGTTACACCAGTATTAAAGATAATGGATTCTATTAGTAAGGTGATTTCACAGTATAAGACATTGGAATCAGCAGTTAAGTCTGAGAAAGAAACTACCGCTATTAAGAATAGAGGAGATAAGATTGTAAACACATCTTTTAATGTATGATATTAAGTAATACAAAAGCATTCCTAGAAGCAAGAATAGAATTTGAACTTACGGGATTCTACACTAAGGCTCTTATTGGTACATACCAGTATAATGAGTTTTGGAAAGAGGAAGTAAGAAAGTGTATGGAAGGTGTAACCATAGGAAATACCACAATACCTGGGACATACTATTTCTATTTGAACTATACTAGGATGCTTTTAAAAGATGAAAAGACTGGTAGAAAGACTGAAGGGTTTCCTAGGTTCACAGATGTGGATTTAGAATTCTTTACTCTAATTGAGCAAGCTAGGAAAGAGAAGAAAGGTTTTATCATGGTTAAGCCACGAAGAACTGGGTTCTCTTACAAGAATGCTGCACTAGTTGTACATGAATATAACTTCTTTAGAAATGCTAAGTGTATTATCTCTGCTTATGAGAATAAGTATTCAGATAATACAATGGCTATGACATTGAATAATATTAACTTCTTAGATCAGAATACTGTATGGTATAAACCTAGAAACCCTAATACTCAGGACTATGTAAAGTCTAGACATCAACAGAAGATGGAAGATGGTAGAGATGTATGGGTAGGTTACCAGTCTGATATTAGAAAGATTACATTTAAGGATAACTCATTTGCATCTGCAGGTATGAGTAGTTCTATTTTCCTATTTGAGGAAGCAGGTATCTTTAGTAATATTATAGAGTCATACAATATTTCTGAACCATGCTGGAAAGATGGTGATGATGTTATTGGTATTCCTATTATTTATGGTACAGGTGGAGATATGGGTGGTGGAACTGCTGCATTCTCTGAAATGTACTATGATCCAGAAAGGTTTAACCTCTTAGCATTCCCTAATGATTGGGAACCTGAAAAAGGTAACCAACAATGTGGATGGTTTTTACCATCAACTAAGCAAAGATTTGGTGTATACACTGATAAAGAGAATAAAAAGACTTTTCCTTTAGTAGATGTTGAAGGTAATTCCAATGAAGAGTATGCACTTAAGTCTATTATGGCTTATAGAGAGACTAAGAAGGGTAATCCATCAGCATATAGAGATGCAGTAACCCAATACCCTTTAACGCCATCAGAAGCCTTCTTAGTGACCTCTGGGAACATGTTTCCTACTATGTTACTTAATGAGAGATTAGCTGATATTAAAGTTAACTCTCAAAAGTACATTGAAAGTAACTGGCTTGGTGTAATTGCACCTGCAGAAGATGGTGAATTAAGGTTTAATTCTCTAGATAACATGCAACCACTTAGGGATTATCCTATTAAAAGGAGACCTGATGATAGTATTGTAGGTTGTATTGAGATTTATGAGCAGCCTCAGAAGGATAATGATGGAAAAGTGTTTGTTAGAAGGTATGTTGTAGGAATTGACCCTTATGATGATGATTACTCTACAACAGATTCAGTAGGTTGCGCCTTTGTATTTGATAGATTTACTAGAAGAATAGTAGCTGAGTACACAGGTAGACCACAATTAGCTAAAGATTTCTATGAAAACTGTAGAAAGTTAATTGTGTATTACAATGCTGCAGGATTCCCAGAGATTAATAAGTTAGGTTTTGTTACTTATATGGAACACAGGAAGTGTTTGCATATGTTAGCAGAAACTCCAATGCAACTTAGAGATAAGATTGAATGGAAACCTAATTTGAATACATCTTATGGGTTTAAAGCTACAGAAAGAACAAATACTTGGGGTAGAGAGTTGATTAGAGAGTGGTTATTGGAACCAATTGAACCTAATTCTGAGATATTGAATGTTAATAGACTTCGTTCTACTGGCTTAATACAAGAATTGATTAAGTGGAATAAAGATGGTAACTTTGATAGAGTTTCATCCTTGATTGCCGTATTGATTTTAGATGTAACTTTGAACAAACAAGCAGTACAAGCTGAAACACGCAGTACTAAGAACTTTTTAGAATCTGATTTCTTTAAATCTAGGGGCTTTTTGAAACATAGTGATGATCCATTTAATGATAACAGCTATAGTGAAAATGGTGCCTTTTTTAATAACATGTTTAATAAGTGATAATTTTGTAACCTTAATATGAATAATTTAGTAATACAGGTACCAGAACAAGCTTTACCAGATTCTAGAAAGGATCTTGAGTGGGGTAAAAGATGTGTAGATGCTGGAGAAAATGTATTGATGTTTGATTCCTCTGTAGTAAGACAGACTTTTTATAATAAGAAAGTTAACTATAGGCTTAGGAACAACATGCTTACAGATAAAGATATACAACAAATTTGTGAGCCTTATGGTGTAGAGTTTTCTGCTGCACCTAAGAGTATGCAACATATTGGATTAGGTAACTCTAAGATCAACACTTTAGTAGGTGAAGAAGCTAAGAGATTGACTAGATATCCATTTAAAGCTTATATATCCTCTGATGACCAAATGGGTATTTCTTCTAAGGAGGAGAATATCAGAGATATGTGGCATAAGAAATTAGTAGATATTGCAGTACAAAAATTACAAGCTTCCGTAGAAGGTCAACAAGTTGATCAGAAAACTATGGAAGAAGAGATGCAGAAAGAGATTGCTAAATATGATAAGTATCTAAAGTATAGTTATCAGGATTTAAAAGAGATGTCTGCTAATAAGATACTTAAGTATGAATATAAAAGACTTGATGTATCTGATAAATTCCTAAGATGTTGGGAAGATTTCTTAATTTGTGGTGAAGAAGTAGTGTGTATTGAGGAGTTAGGTAATGATATTGTATTTAGAAAGGTTAACCCTTTGTATTTATTTACTATTCAATCTCCTGAAACTTATAAACTTGAAGATGCTGATTGGATTGTAGAATATACAATGATGTCAGTAGGTCAAGTAGTAGATTATTACCATACAGAACTTACTAAAGATGAGATAGATACCCTAGAACAAAGTAAAGAGTACAACAGTATGAAAACTGGTGGTATTCAGATGGCTTATAATAGGGATATTACAGTAGAAGAAAGATTTGGGTATACAGCAGGGGAGTTATTTGTTCCTAATCAGATTGCAACCCACTATTTTGGGGGAGCATACGATCAAAGAGGAAACGTCAGAATAATGAGGGTGTGCTGGAAGTCAAGAAGAAAGATAGGAAAGGTAAAGTACTACGATGAAGACGGAAGCCAACAAGAGAAGATTGTAGACGAGTACTACAAGATAGATAAAGCTGCTGGAGAAATAGTAGACTGGTTATGGATTAATGAGTGGTGGGAAGGAACAAAGATTGCCAATGATATCTATGTAAAGATTAGACCAATTCCATACCAATCAAGAAGTATGGCTAATCTATCAGAAAGTAAACCACCTTATGTAGGTATTTACTGTAATACAAATAATTCTAGGGTAATGTCTTTCATGGACAACATTAAACCTATGGATTATCTATATGATATTTATTTTCACAGACTAAACTTAGCTTTATCTAAATATAAAGGCCCAATGTTAGGAATCAACGTAAGTATGATTCCATCAGAATGGGATCCTTTAAAATGGTTGCAATATGCTGAAGCAACTAACATTCTATTCTTGGATCCAACCAATGAAGTACTTAAAGGGCCAATGCAAGGTAAATCTGCAGGTACTTTTAATCAAATGTCAGCACAAGGTATTAACCTTGAAATGGGTAACTACATTACACAGCACGTTAACCTAATTGGATTTATTAAATCCCAAATGGATTTGATATCTGGAGTTAATGAATACAGACAAGGAGATATTAAAGGTGATGCTAATGTTGGTACATCTAATATGGGATGGTCTGCATCTAACTCAATGACTGAAAAGTATTTCTCATTGCACAATTCTTTTAAAAGAGATTGCATGCAAAGATTACTTGAAGTAGCTAAGTATGTCTGGAAACAGAACCCAAAGAAAGTGCAGTATGTGGGTGATGATATGATGGCTGAAGTAGTTGATGGTTATGATGAGTTTGCTGAATCTGAATATGATATTCACATTGATGATGGTCCAAATACTCAAGAACTTATGCAAGCACTTAATCAGCTGGCTCACGCAGGTATGCAGACTGGTCAGATTAAGTTTAGAGATCTTATTGAAATCTATAAGAAAGATAGTATATCAAGCTTGGCAAGATATCTAGAGGAAGCTCAAGATAAGATGGCTCAAGAACAGCAAGAACAAGCTCAAGCTCAACAACAGCATGAAAAAGAACTTGCTGCACAACAAATTGAAATGCAATCACAAGCATTGCAACTTGAATATACAAAACTTGATAGAGAAGATACCAATAGACAATTGGATAGAGATAATAAAATCCAAGTTGAAACTCTTAAAGCTATGGGCTTTGCACAAGAGCAAGATATTAATGAGAATAATATTCCAGATGTACTTGAACAAAGTAAAGTAGCATTGCTACAACAAAAACAAACTTTTGAGCAAGTACAGAAAGATAGAGAGCATCAGTTAAAGTATGCAACAGATCAACAAAAGAATGAAATTGAAAGACAGAAACTTGGGTTGATGCGTGAAGAGATGAAGAACAAAAGAGAGATTGAAAGAATGAAAGCTGACTCTGCTCTAAAGGTTGCAAAGGAAAATAAGAATAAGTTTGATAAAAAATAAGCTATATAGGAATAACCTATTTAACTATAAGGTAAGAATTAATAAACATAATTTTGTAAACAAATAAGAAAAATGAAAGTAAATAAGTATTATTCACCTGACTTTGGTGAACCAGATGGGGATGGTATTCCTCTTATTGATAATTCTTCAGATAAGAATCTTGTTAAGGATATTATAGAAGGAGATACATTTGATTTTGATACAGAACTTTCAAATCTGATCAGTGATTCAGATGATGATATTGTAGATGAAGAAAAGAGTATTGAGAAAAAAGCAAAGGAATTTGCACCTTCAGATAGTTCTTTGAATGACGATAGTAAAGATGATGAACCTCTTTATAAGGTTTTAGCTGAACAGCTTAAATCTGAAGGTTTATTTGATGAAGATGATTTTGCATCAGATGCTGATTTTGAATTTGATGGT